ACTGGTCTTCAGAACTCAACAACTGCACCAAGTGCTGCTACATTTACTTCTACTCAACTTTTAACAGCAGTTACAGAGATTGCGATCACATTAGGTAGTGCTCAATCAGTCACCGCTGGTGATTTAGTTACACAAGCAGGTGGTGGATCACAGCAGGGTGTTGTAAAATCAACATCAAACTCAACCACAGTTACATTAATTGGTGTAACTGGAACATTTAATACTTCTGCTGATTTGATATTAAATGGCACTGGCACTGGTAAAACACCTACCAATGTCTCGACTACATATACTAGCAAGCCCATGTGGACAACGACTGTCGATGGGGGTACGTTCTAGCCTAAAAAACCATGAATTCACAAAATAATGACGTTGATGTAAACACTTTGATTAAAATCTATAATCAAAAAATATCAACACTTACAAACCAAAATATACTTTTGGAAGCAAAATTGACCACTGTAATGACTGACTTTAATGATGAAAAAACTCAATTAGCAGCAAAAGCACTTGAGTGGCAAGAAAAATACGAAAACTTAGCATCTGAGGTAGAAGCAGAATAATGGCACAACCATCATCAAGACAAGGATTAATTGACTACGGACTTAGGCAACTAGGTGCTCCCGTATTGGAAATTAATATTGATGATGATCAGATTGATGATCTGTTAGATGATGCCATACAAGTCTTCAATGAGAGACATTTTGATGGTGTTGAGGAGATGTTTTTAAAATATGAATTTACACAGGCAGACATAGATCGAGGAAAAACTCATCCGGGTGCTACTGGCATATCGACATCATCACTTGTTGGCACTGCTGGAACATCAACTAATATTGCTGGATATGGAACAACTGTAAATAATTTTACTGAGAACTCAAATTTTATTCAGGTTCCAGATGCTGTAATCGGTATTGAAAAAATATTTAAATTCGATACAAGTTCAATATCTGGTAGTATGTTTAGTATCAAGTACCAGTTGTTTTTAAATGACTTATACTACTTCAATTCTGTTGAGTTACTACAATATTCAATGGTCAAGAGTTACTTGGAAGATATTGACTTCTTACTAACTCCTGAGAGACAAATAAGATTTAATAAAAAACAAAATCGTTTATATCTTGATATTGATTATAACTCAGTGAGTGAGGGTGATTTTATAGTTATTGATTGTCAAAGAGCCTTAGATCCAAATACATTTACCAAAGTATATAATGATCCATTTCTAAAAATGTATTTTACTGCATTATTAAAGAGACAATGGGGTCAAAATTTAATTAAATTTAGAGGAGTTAAACTTCCCGGTGGATTAGAATTAAATGGTCGTGAGATATATGACGATGGGCAAAGAGAATTAGATGCTATCAGACAGAAGATGCAACTCGAATACGAGTTACCTCCTCTTGACTTTATCGGGTAACATGTATGGCACTCAATCCCTTTTTTCTACAAGGATCTCCCGGTGAACAGAGATTAATTCAGAATCTCATAAATGAGCAACTGCAAATTTATGGGGTAGAGATCACTTATATTCCAAGAAAATTTGTTAACAAAACATCAATCATAGAAGAAGTTCAATCATCTAGATTTGATGATAATTTTTTATTGGAAGCATATGTGAATACCTATGAGGGATATTCAGGTGCTGGTGATATCATGACAAAATTTGGTGTAAGTTTAAAAGATGAAGTTACACTTACAATATCACAAGAAAGATTTACAGATTTTATCGCTCCATTTTTAGATGCTGAAGATTATGAATTAGGATCAAGACCAAGAGAGGGTGATTTAATATTTTTTCCGTTAGGTTCAAGATTATTTGAAGTTAAATTTGTGGAACATGAGCAGCCATTCTATCAGTTGGGTAAAAATTATGTTTATCAACTTCAATGTGAACTCTTTGAATATGAAGATGAAATTATTGATACTGGTCTAGACGAAATTGATAAAGAAATCGAGGATCAAGGTTATATCACCACTTTAAATCTTGTGGGTTCAGGAGCAACTGCAGCAGCATCAGCAACTCTTGCACCTGCTCAATCAGGATTTCTTAATTCACTCACCGTACTCAATGATGGATCTGGTTATACATCAACACCAACTGTATTCATTTCAACTTCAAGATCTGCTGCCGGTGTAAACGCATCTGCTGTCGCAATAACAACAGAAAGAAATGGTGTATTTTCAATCAAAGAACTTATTTTAACAAATGCAGGTGCAGGATATACACAAGCACCAAGCATTCGTATCATAGGTGGTGGTGGAAGTGGTGCAATTGCAACATGTGGATTAACAACATCTGGAAGAGGAGTTATATCATATACAATTACAAATGAAGGATCTGGTTATACTGTTCCACCATTGATCACTGTAACAGGGCCTAGCGGTGCTGGAACGACTGCAACTGCTACTGCTGTGATTGATACTGGAAATGCTAAATTGTCGTCTATAAGACCTGTTAACCCCGGTGTAGGATATACAGTTGCACCAACAGTTACTGTTGCAGATCCAAATCTTATCATAGGTCGTGGTAATTATCTCTATAATGATCTAGTTGTTGGACAAACATCACATACAGAGGCAATAGTTAGAGAGTGGGATGCTGATACCAAAGTTCTTAAAGTTGCGAATGTTGGAATTGGTTCAACAATCAGTGGATTTATTCCGGGTGAAGAGGTAAGAATACAAACTGGTATTGATCCCGGAACTGGTCATAAAATTCATAAAACAGTATTCGTTTCAACAGGAACAACAACAGGATTTGTTGGTATACACACTAATTTAATAACTGGTATTAACACAACTGGAATTACAGTGGGTGCTGCTGTTTCTGCGATTGATAATGTAATTGGTTTGGGTGCTACTGTTCTTACTATCGGAAATAATCTAATTACAATATCTAAAGACAGTATTACAACATCTGGAGCGAGTTTCACACTATCGACAGGAACCACATCATTTGTTGCTTATAATGTTCGTCAATATGAGCAAGAGGATATATATGATGCATACAGTGATAATGATGAATTTGAACTTGAAGCAGATGAAATCGTTGATTTCGCTGAAACTAATCCATTCGGTACATACTAATGTTAGGAACTTATTTTTATCACGAAATACTTAGAAAGACTGTTATAGCGTTTGGAACATTATTTAATGATGTTCACATTCGTCATAATGATAGCACTGGTAAATCAATTAGTGACATGAAAGTTGCATTAGCATATGGCCCAATGCAAAAGTTTTTAGCAAGAATTGAACAACAGGCAGACTTAAATCGTGCAACAGCAATAACACTACCAAGAATGTCATTTGAGATGACAAATATCGCATATGATGCGACAAGAAAAGCAAGTATAACTCAAACATTCAAAGCATCTGATGGCACAAATTTAAGAAAGGTATTCATGCCTGTGCCATATAATATTGGATTTGAATTAAATATCTTAGTTAAACTAAACGATGATGGATTACAAATTATAGAGCAGATTTTACCATTCTTTCAACCATCTTTTAATTTAACTGTAGATTTAATCAGTGTAATCGGAGAGAAAAGAGATATAAGTGTTGTATTAGATAACATATCATTTCAAGATGATTATGAAGGAGATTTTGCAACAAGAAGAGCGTTAATATACACACTTAATTTTACTGCAAAAACTTATCTGTTTGGCCCTGTTGCAGATACTCCAGAAGGACTTATCAAGAAAGTTCAGTTAGATTATCATACCAATATGGATCGTGAGAATAAGAGAAGAGAACTTCGTTATGTTGCTACACCAAAAGCGATTAAAGATTATGATAATGCAAACACAGAAGTTCTTACATTTAATATCACAGCAACTGCAGTTAGAATAACCATAAATGATACATCCAATTTCTCTGTTGGTGATCGTATCGTTATCGATAGTGAAGTTATGAAAATAAAAGAAAAACCTGATGCAACAACTTTAGTTGTACAAAGAGGATTTGATCGAACATTAAAAGTAGAACATCTTGAACAGGCAAAAGTGAATAAATTAACTACAGCAGATGATAATCTTATAGATATTGGTGATGACTTTGGATTTAACGAAACATCTAGTATCTTTACAGATTCGTTACAGTATAATCCTGCAACAAGGACAGACTCATGATGAACACTAATTTTGGAGAAATTGAAAAATCACTCAATGTAGAAACATCCATAGTAAAACCAGATATAAAACAAGAATTACCAAATGTTGTTTTGAAAAAGAATGATGTTGAAAAAGATTACAAATATACAAGAGGTCAATTATATTCACTAATTGAGAAAGGACAAGAAGCAATAAATGGTATAATGGAACTTGCTGGTGAGAGTGCAAGTCCAAGAGCTTATGAAGTTGCAGGACAATTAATAAAGTCAGTTGCAGACAGCACAGATAAGTTAATGGATCTCCAGAAAAAGATGAAAGATATGGATGAAGAGACAACTAAAACACAGAACAATGTTACTAACAATGCATTATTTGTTGGATCTACAAGTGAACTTTCAAAAATGTTAAAAGACGGATTGCTAAATAATAATAGCTCTGAATAGTCTGTATAATGGCGAAGACATCCTGTAAAAAGGGACAATACTATTGTAACACTGATAAGAAGTGTAAGCCTATTCCTGAAGGATATACCGTTCGTGAGGATGGTTTTCTTGTAAAGGAAGGATGGTCTGCAAAGTATAAAAAGTCTATTGATTGCAATAATCCAAAAGGTTTTAGTCAGAAAGCACATTGTGCAGGTAAAAAGAAGATGACTGAGGAATCAAATCCTCGTATTGCCCGTAAAAAAGGACAACCAGCAAAGTCAAAAAAACATTCTGATTTATATACTGATGAAGATCCTAAAGGAACTATTCATGGACTTGGTTTTAAGGATGTCGCAACAGCGAAAGCGAGCGTGGCAAAAATTAGGAAATCAAGTCGATCACATGCTCATAAAATTCAAGCAGCAATTGCTATGGAGCAAAGAGCAAGAGTGATGGGTAAATCCGCTGAAGCTGCAGTTTATCGAAAGTTTATTAATTCAATGAAGAAGAAAACTAAGAGAATGAATGAAGAAAAGCATGGTGATCACGAACCAGAAATGATTCGTAGTCAGTTAAAAACTGCAAGTAGAGCTTCTAAACGTATTGAAAAGCATTCACGTAAGAAAGAAAACTTCAAAGCGTGGGTACAATCAAAGATAACTAAGGCATCTGATTACTTGGATACTGCTGCAGATTATCTTGATAGTAAAGATGTAAAAGAAGCAGCAAACGCAGCACAACAAGCAGCGATTGCGATTGATATGAAGAAAAAAGGAAAAAAACCTAAGAACATGAATGAAGGTTCACTTCATAAATGGTTTAAGGGTTCTAAATCCAAGGATGGTAAAGGTGGATGGGTTAACGTACTCACAGGTGGAACTTGTGCAAGCGATGAACCTGGTGAAGGAGTGCCTAAGTGTGTGTCTCGTGCTAAGTATGAGAGAATGACACCTGCAGAAAGAAGATCTGCAGCAAGAAGAAAGAAAGCAGCAGATCCTAATCAACAGGAAAAGACTGGTGCTGCAAAACCAACATATGTCTCAACTGACAAAAAATCTAAAAAGAAAAAGAAAAAGAAAATGAAAGAAGAATTTGTTTCACTACCACTTCAACTTGAAGTTCCACAAAACGATGGAGAGTTTAAATTAGGTCTAATGTTCCGTGAGAGTTTGGAACAAGACAGAGGTATGTTATTCATATTTGAAAATACTGATAATCATTCATTTCATATGAAGAATACTTTTATACCTCTTGATATTGCTTTTATAAACGAAGAAGGTATAATTGAAAGTATTAAAGAATTAGATCCAATGAATCCAATTCCAGTATATCCTGATGGTGATATAAGATATGCAATTGAAGTAAATCGTGGTTGGTTTGCAGAAAATGGTGTTGTAGTAGGAGATATACTTTTAGAGGATATACAAGAACATCATAAAAAAGATGCTGATGGAAATACAATTCCACACGAACACGAAGAAGAATTAAATGAAGTAAAAGATAGAAAAGGTAAAGGTAGTGGAAAGAAAGATGCTTGCTATCATAAAGTTAAGTCAAGATATTCAGTCTGGCCAAGTGCATATGCGTCAGGTGCATTAGTTAAGTGTCGTAAAGTCGGTGCTGCAAACTGGGGTAACAGTCGTAAAGAAGAGGTAGAGTATGAGATAGCAGAAAGTATGCCTAGTAATCCAAATTTCAAGGGTGTAGGTGCAACAAAAAAATCAAATCCATTTCCACAAGGTAAACAGAAAGTGAGGGTGTTTAAAGAACCTCAAAGTATGTTAGTAAATAGAGACAGTGGTAAAGTTCTTGGAAGTGATTTAACACCTAAAGAGTACTCAAAGAAAAATTTTCCTTCAGCAGAAACAACTAAAAAAGAGTTGAAAAAAACATATGATAAAGAAGTTCCTTATTATGATTCAAGAGGATCTGATACATTATCACAAAATAGAGGTAAGGAAGGAACTTTTAGAAAAATTGATTCTGATCTTAAAACTTTTCATAACAAAAGAGTTGTAGCAACTGCTGGTAAAGGATCTAAAGATAAAGACAAATATAGAAAGGAAAAAATAGAATTTTCATTTGCAATGAACTATGGATTTCCACAGATTGGCAACGAATTAAAAAAGCTTAAATCAAAAGGGTGCGAAAAAATTCTTATTTTTCCAATGTATCCTCAGTACTCAGCAACAACTACCGCATCTGTAATAGATAATGTAAATAGATATTTAACAAAAGAAAGATGGCAACCAACGTTGAGATTTGTTCCACCTTATTATGATGATGAAATCTATATAGATGCAATTTACAAACATATAAAAAAAAATTTAAAACAGAAGAAATTGAAAACGAAAAAAATTCTTTGCTCATTTCATGGGATACCAAAAAAGTATTTCTACAAGGGAGATCCATATCATTGTCACTGTGCAAAAACAGTCAGACTACTTAATGAAAAATTTAAGAAAGAGAAGGTCATATTAGAAATGTCATTTCAATCGAGATTCGGTCCACAAGAATGGTTAAAGCCATACATGCAAGAAAAAATGGATGAATTTATTGAAAAAAAACAAAAT